TTAGTGCACAAGGTGTTCGTCATCTGTATCTAGCCGGCCATTCTCACGTAATCTTTGTAAGGGATCCTGGCGATAGAAATGGCAAAAACGCTGCCAAAGAGCCGGAAAGCGCGGGGCAAACAGCTCTGGTGCGCTAAAGAAATATTCGGATAACACGGCAAAACACTCGGCCGGGTCGGTCGCCGCATAGGCGTCAATACTGGCGGCGCTCTCGCCAACCAGATCGATCTCATCCTGAATGTTGTTCATCGCTGCGTGGAGGTCGTGCTCCCAGCCGGCGACTTCACGTAACGGAATCAGCGGCACGCCGCTGGCGCGATCGCCATTGCGCATATCCAGCTTGTGTGCAACTTCGTGCACGATAAGGTTGAAACCAGATGCATCGAAAGAGTCCTGAATATCCAGCCAGTTCAGGATGATTGGCCCTTGTTGCCAGCTCTGGCCGGACTGGACAATCCGTTGATTGTGGACCAGACCAATATCGTCTTCCCATTCATCATCAACCACGAATGGGGCAGGGTAGATTAGCACCTCGTGGAAGCCATCCAGCCACTCAATGCCAAGCTCAAGAACCGGCAAACAGAACAGCAGGGCAATGCGGGCGTTTTGCAGCGGAGTGAGTTCAAGCCCTTGCAGGGCAACCAGGCGTTTTTGTTGCAGAAAGCGTGCCGCCATCTGCACCAGTTCCTGCTGCTCTTGCGCAGAAAGATTGGCTAAAACAGGAATGGCAAGCGCGTGTTCCCAGGGCATTTCTGCGTTGCCGGACTCTTCATCTACTTTCCAGGGCCATTTAAACATCATATTGCTCGCAAAGTCGTCACTTGAACATAATTAAAGAGACAGGAACTATTAAAGTGCCAAAGAACCTGGCATTATAGCAACCTCAGCGGAGAGATGCCGGAGCGGCTGAACGGACCGGTCTCGAAAACCGGAGTAGGGGCAACTCTACCGGGGGTTCAAATCCCCCTCTCTCCGCCACTATTCAAACACTTACAGCATTCCCTTTCAGTGACCTGCATCCCGATGAGAAAAATTGAGAAAATCCACTGAGAAAAATTCTAGCGCCGAAGCATGCTCCGACGCCAAAGAATCATCTCATTTTCTTGTTCAAAGTCGGGCTGATTTTAACTTTCCTGTCGTAAACAAGTACCTGTGATTCTGTCTTATGACCACTGAATTTTTGCTTGTCTCTGCCCGAGCCTTCATAGTCTGAGATCCCTTTAGCCTTTAGATCATGGAAGGTGCAATCAAGTGGCCTACCAAGTTCTTCAGAAGCCGCGTTTCTCGCTTTTCTCCATGCCTCATTAAATCCCTTGTACGAATAACGCTCACCATACATTGTCCTGATAACAGGGCCATCCTGTCCCCATTCCCTGCAAATATCAACAGCCGCATTGAGGCGCTCAGTCCAGGCTTTGATCTGTTTAATACCAGTCTTACCTTGCTGTATAAAAATTCCTTTATCAAGAATCTGATTCCAGTTCATTTTAAGAACATCAGAAACCCTTGCTGCGCAAAGATACGCAATTTCCATCGCGGCTTTAACTGCAGGCGTCGCATGAGTGAAGATAGCCATATACTCTTCATCGGTGATGTATCTGTCGCGCTGTGGTTTAGGAAACTTATCGACACCAACGCATGGATTACCTGGTACAAAACCACGCTGATAACCCCAGCGGTATACACGAGACATTGAACTATGCTCGTGATTAGCCTGAACACGGCTTCTTTTACCTCGTGCATCCATGTAGCGTCGGACGTGCTCTGGTTTAATTGCCTTTGCTTCTGCCTCGCCGAAAACTGCTAACAAGTATTTTTCATGTGCCAGGTAATCTTTTTGTGTCCTGGGGGCAAGATCTGCATAGTCGGCGCTATTTAAAAATTTTTTCCACAATTGTTGAAAGGTGAGTAGTTTTTTTCGACCTTCAACAACTTTCTCATAAGCTAACCAGACTTCCGCTTTAGAAGCGTTTGCTGGGGCTAGATTCTCGGTAGTACCTCCTGGCTTCCAGTAATAACCGGAAGGGCGGAAAAACACACCCTTCGGCATCCACTCATTACCAGGCGCTCTTTTGCGGCCCATATTATCTCTCTACAGCGTCAAAGTTCATGCCTGGAATAGGCATATGGCCTGCTGGTGGAAGTATGCGTTGTACGGGATGGTTAATATGAAACCAGGTCGTTTTGATTGCTCCGTCCCGGCGTTCAATAAAAAAGATCCCGTTCTGCGTTAATACCTCTTTCTGCAGTGACTTTTGGGGCGAACCCGTGGCCTCTGTCAGTTCTTCATCAGTCAGGAAGCGATCGCTCATGAGTTGTTCTCCACTGAACCGGCTGCAACCGGTTATCTGCCACTATATGAACAAGACGAACATCCACCACGCAGTCCGTCATTACACCTTTTACACAGCTGGTGGTCCTCCCTTACCCCGTTAAACTGGTTATAAATTTCCGCTGGTACAATTACCGGCATAGGGACCAATAATCGTTGACTACGTAGTGATGCGATTTCTGCAGTGCGTTCTAGGTACAACGATTTCCAGTCACTTGCTTCAGCCTTATATGCGGCCAAAGCATCCCGCATGCGCCGCCAGCGGCGACGCTTCAGCTTGTTCGCTTTCACTTCACCTCCTGCGGGGTTGCTGGCAGCGGCATCCAGTGGGTTATTTTGTCCTCCCAGACAAAGCCAGGAATAAACTGCTCACCATTAAACAACTGCACATCGAAGTCGCGACCATCACTAACAAGATAATCCCCGCGTTCTGGCAATTTCTCGTTTACCGGAATCCATCTATCCGTAATTACCGGAGAGTTCCCAGCGTTTGGATGCAGAGCGCGAATGCCTTCGGCCAATTCTTCCAGGATGGAAGAATATCCGCGCTGGGCATCATTGCCGAACTCGAATGCTCCGGTGTCAGGATCAGACCATCCATGATCGCTGTCGTATGCCTCACGCTGCTGATCTATCCATTTGGCGGCAGCTTCAATGCCATCGCAATAGAAAGTGATTATCGCCGCTGGCTGTGGTCCTGCTTCGCGATACACTGGAATATATCCAGGGCCTGCATCTTCGCTACCAGCCTCACCGTCAACCACGCCGCGAGCTAAGTATGCGTCATTGAGCCAGGCGATGGGCTCACGTTCTACTACCGGCGCTTGCTGCTCTTTAATGTGCAGGCGCTGCTCTCCGTCTTTCGGCTCCGGCCATTCGCGTTGTTTGTTCACAGCAAGTTTTTCGATCATCGCCTGGGTGATTTGCTCGTCTGTAATACCAGCCCGGCGCTGCGCATCCCACAACAGGAACTGCATATCAGCCCACTCGCTGAGGTCACCGGGTTCGGCGACGGCTTCCAGCGCTTCTTTGCTAAGGTGCTTCAGCGGGCCAACTGGGCCGACGTTGCCGAATGTTGCATGTGACCACTCGGCGTGCTCGCAGCGTACTCTGTCGCGTTCTAGCGCTGGCTGCGCGTGGCGATAGAGCGGCTCAACCTCTCCTGCAATATCACCGCGACTTGCCAGATGCCACCATGCATTCGGGCCACTGCGCCACCTCCACGCCACCGGCTCGCTGTCGGCCTTGCGGCGTTCCTGTAGCTCTGCGAATGCCTGACGGAGATTACCTTCCACACACGCTGGTAGTGGGTAGCCGGACGTTGCCAGGCGCAGAGTCTCAGTCAGTTCGTCGTCAGTCAGTCTGGTTAATTTGCTGGTCATTGGTCTTAATCCTTCTGCTGGACAACTGGCACGGACAAATCAACGCACCATGAAGTTACGCCAAACTGTTCATCATTCTCGGCTTTGCCATAAACGTAATATTTGGCACCCGGACGGCCCATTACCGGATCGAAAACTTCAATGCCCCGGTCTGCCGTTAGCGACATGAGGATTTGATGTAGCCCGCCCTGAATGTTCAGTGATGGCACGGTAAGGAAGTAGATAAACCCGTACAGTAATTCGGCTTTGCGCTGGCTACCGTAGAAATACGGGATTTTGTAGTAGTCCAGGGCGTCATCGAGCCAATCGGTTTTATCGTGAAAAGACTGGTGCCAGCGCTGAACCACTTCATCTACCGGCTGACCTGCCACCATCGCTACGCAAGCAGACATGCAGGTATTGAAAGTTGGTTGTTGTTGGTGTTGAAGCATCACTCAGCCTCCCCTTGATACCTTTCGAACCAGAAAACCACCGGCGCATTAGTTGGGTGGACCAGTCCGAACGATTCCGCAGTGCGGTAACTTCTCGATGCCCGGCGCGTTACATCGACCTGGGTAGCAATACGATTGCGAAAATCCTCAACCGTGCTGCACATTTTGAACAGATTGCAGGGGATACACGCTGGCACCATATTGTCGATGGTGTCGTTTTCAGGTCTGTCCATCGCGTAGCCGTTACTGATATTCCTGCGTACAGCTTCAACGTGATCGGCATGGAATTTATCGCGTAGCTCGCACCCGCAGTAAGCGCAGCGACCGCCGAACTTCATGCGCAATTCTGCGCGCTGTTTTTTGTTCAGAGCCATCTACTCAGCCTCCCGCTTATGGCAATAGTACCACCCTTCTGGATGGGTTGTTGTGGTACCGCATCGAGGGCAGGTGAACGGCTCTGCGGTGACTTCGAATGTGAAGGTGGGGGACTCTAACTCAGAAATCCGCTGCTGCGCCTTCTCCAGCGCCTCTACCAGCTCAGCGCCAGCCGCTTTCCATGCCACCCACATGTCGGTGATGTCCGGATCCTGGTATGCGCTATCAGAAGTCCGGCGATTTTTGAGGTAACCCCACGGCAGAGCCTCTGCGCCTTCAAACCACGCTTCGAATTTCTCTCTCTGCGCCAGTTCGGTGATATCAGTCATGCTGCACTCTCCTTAATCCCACTGCAGAACAGATGCGAAATACGCACCGCGACAAGGCGTATCACGAGGATGATGCCAGCCTGAATAACCTTCTTGCCCACCAATTGGACTGACTTTGTACCAGCACTGGTAATAGCGAGCGCTGGAAGCAAAATCCTCCGCGCCTTCAGCATCAATCACATTTTGGGAGACAGACGCCTGGATAATATCTGCTTCGCTATAGTCGCCCCGCATAACCAGAAAACGAGCCTCATCAGAGCAGAGGTAATCAACTGCCCCATCAAATTTACCCTTGCTGGTTGGTTTGGTTACGTTGCTCATGCTGCCCACCACTTAATAATCATGCAGATGCCGACAGTGATAACGATAACCACCACCAGGCAGATCAAATCGGCAAACACAGCAAACCGACGCAGGGTGTGATCGCTGTAGTTCTCAGGATCAAAATCCATGGTCACCCCCGGTTAGCCGCAATGGCTTTTTGTTCTTCTACGATTTGCAGCACTTCAGCCAGGGCGAACCCTTCCAGCGAAATGGTGCCGTTAGGGTCAACACCGGCGAGGGTGATCAGCTCAACCAGGCGGCGCGCTTTTTTGACGCTGATTTCCGGAGCAATCAGGCTGCGGGTAACTTTTTTCTTACCAGCTGCAGCAGCGGTGGCCTTGTCCTTTTCCAGGACTTTACCGGCGTTCTCGCCATGCTCTTTCACACGGTCAACAGCCACATCAACGGAAACCTCACCGGACTTGACGCTTAACTGGACGTCATGGTTAGCAGTCGATAGCGTCAGCAGTTTTTCTACGGTAGGAACGGATTTATGTACCAGCTTTGCGATCTCGCTGGTGGTCAGGTTAAAGACAGACGACAACTCTTTAACTACGGCGGCTTGCTCGACGTGCGAAAGAGACAGCTGATTATTCGAAGTCATAACTCGAGCCAGTCGGTCAACGTCATTACCGACGAACGGTACTATGTGCAGACGGTCAACTGGCTTACCGGCTTCACGGCACCGCATATAGCAACGTTGGCGGCGGTGGCCTTCAACAATCCAAACGCCACCTTCATCACGAATAGAAACTTCGAGAGGGGGGACCACGCCACCATTCATCAGGAAATGAAATAAGTCGTCATCAGCCAGGCGAGTGCGCTCATCGTCTTCACGCTTGTTGAAGCCAGGCTTAACGTGAATATCGTCAATGCTGATAAACATCCCACTGTCAGGGCGTTTAATTTGACCGCTCTTGATCATCTGTTTGAAGGAGTTAGCCATCAGATTGAATCCTTAACGCTGATTACTGAAGAGGCGATATTCTTTAAATCCCGCGCCGCTTCGAGTGCATACATATTTGTGCGCTGCTTTGTTTGGCGTTCAACAATGCGATCACACTCTTTAGCCCATGCCATTACTTCAGCCTTCAAATTGATGTTTTCGGCGCAGATCTGTTTAACCCACACCTGAACATCAACACCTTCAGGGCATTCGCTGTTAACGCGGGTAGCGGTAAGGGTATTGATTGCGGCGGAGCGTTCATCGCAAGCCTGGCTGGTGGCCGCCATAGAAACATCAAGGCGGGAGGCCAGCTCTTTTACAAGTGTTGCTGATGCTGGTGGAAGGCCATTAGCGGCCTCGTATGCTTCACGTATCAGCTGCTGTGCTGTTTTGTGCATGTCATTTTCTCCAACTGACGCGCTGCAACGCGCTATTTAGGGTGCAGCAACCCAACCCACGGGAATGGGGTAATTGCTGCTGTTTTTAATCAGGCCGCTGGTTTTTGTTCTTCAGGCTCTTTATAGGCGAGCAGATCACAAAGCTGGTTTATAACTTTGCAGAACTGGAACATGTCAGTACCAGCCTGGTGACGCCAGCGATAAGCTTTATCGTCGTCATCATCAAAACTATGATCCTGAGTATCGATGCGACGGAAGTGGAATTTATCGGTAAGCAGGAAAGAGACACCACAGCCTCTTAACTCCATATTATCGACGATAAAACCGGTGTTCAGGCTCTCCAGAATTTCACTGGTAACCGAAGTATGATCCGCCGAATAGCGGATAACTTCTTTCTGATCTGCAAGTCTGGATAGTTGGACATAATCACCAACCTCAAACCCGTCAAAAGCAGATTCTTCACCATCCAGGTGATTTTTAAGCCGTGTTGTCAGGCCATTTTTAATATCACTGATGTTGATAGTGACGGTTTTTACTGAGCCGATAACTTTCACAAGCATCGCGCCGACCATCCCTGCAATATTTTTATTGGCGGTGTTAATGATCAGAAGATTTTCTTCAGTGTTGTAAAGCGCCAGGAACAGGGATGATTTGATAAACGCCTGTTTGCAAAGCTGCACTCTTGCATCCTGAATGATGTTGTTACGGTCGGAACGTTTCAGTTTTTCACCGCATGCAGATTCGATGCGTTGGATGCGCTCATTGGCTTCTTTCATCACCACATGTTGGGGAATGATTTTTTCATCCCGACGCACAACGATGGCGTAACCGCCTGTGATTGGTGTTACCAGTTCACCCGTAACAGGGTTAGGAACGAAAGATGAGCGTGAAAATTCGGCTTCACCCAACTCAGAATAAGGCAGTTCGTGAAGGTGACCTTCAACGGCTTCTATGCTGGGTAACGTGGCCCGATAGACAATGGCGTTACGTAACTTTGATAATTTCATTTCGATGTCCTCTGCAAAGGATTGGTTAGTTATCTCCACACAACACAGGAGAGCACCAGCTGCTGCATCAGCCCGAGCGGATTGGGTTATGAGCCCGTCACCCGGTGGTGCTCTCGTGTCTTGTGTAAAAAGGGCGGTACCAGAAAGGGAAATGAACTGGCACCGCCAAGACTACACACAGCACAGCGATTGCTTGTCTTTTCACCACATCAGGCTCGGTGGTATCTTGGTGTTTCCACACAACCAAGAAGATTTCAAATGCTTAAATCAACGCTTATTGCTAAATGCCTGCACCAAAACAACATGATTTCTGATGTTCCAACCGGAGAATCCGCCGTTGAATCCATCTTTGGTGAATACTTCCCCGGTCACAGCTATAAAAAATGGAACACACATGTACCAGATGAAACCGTAAATCATTTTCTAAGTGCAGCGAGAGGTGCAGGAACAATCCGCGTTGACAGCTTCATTAAGGACCTTTGGCCTCTGTAATATCTACCGATCCTAAAGAGCCAAACCCGGCATGTTTGATAGTCTTTCCTGACGCATTCGCCTCGCGTTCAAGTGATTCTGTGTGCGTCAGGGCTTGTGCAACAGCCTGTATAAAGCTGATGTAATCAGCCGCGACGGCCTTATAGGTGTCGATACTGGCTAGTACTGACCCGTTGACTGTAACCGTTACGTTCCTGCCTTGTTTTTTCATCACGCCAACTCTCGTTCTGCCTACTCGCTGTTGATGATTAATATTAGACATCTTACATTTCGAGTCAAGATTTATTCGTAAGTAAGCTTACTTTTTGTTGGGGGAGCACAAAAAACCCGCAGGGTGCGGGCTTCGGTTTTGAGGGGAATATTAGAGGTCTATAATGATTTGCTTAACAATTCCGATAAGGTTTGTATCCTGGCTAACCTCAATAGGTTTAAAAGAAGGGTTTAATGGGATCAGGTATGAAAATGGTGGGTCTATAGCTAACTTTTTCAAGGTAGCCTCACCTCCCGCAACTGTTTGCGCCACCACTATTTTACCATTTGCCTCATCAACAAAACCGTATTCTGGCTCTACGATTACAATCGACCCATCAGGGATGCTAAGTTCATAATTCGACGTCATAGAGTGACCTTTTACTCTAAGAGCAAATGCCGATTCAGAAAGTTTTCGAGTCGTTTTAACCAGCTCGTTCCCAGGATTCCCAATAACTTCAGTCCAATTTCCAGCTTGAACCCATGAGATAACCGGGACCTCTCTGGTTGAAATGAGATTGATATTAATGCCGTTCTCAATATCCCCATTACCGAAAACCAACCATTCCGGCGAGCACTGAAGGCATTTGCATACCAATATCAGGTTTTCACCAGATAGCTTGGTTACATCACTTTCCCATTGGGTGACTGCAGACGCGCTGACGCCAGCCCACTCAGCAATATCCCGCTGTGTAAGTTTCTTTTGCTTACGTCTAAATCTTAGCCTGCTGCCAACGGTATCCATATGTTCTCCTCGGATTGCACGTTAGCAATCTTACATTTAATTGACGTAAGCATGCTGTCCATATACGATGTAAGAATGCTAACTTTTAAGGAGGTGGTACATGTTAAAAAATCAGGTCGTCGAATACTACGGCGGCATTTCTAAAACCGCCATTGCATTAGGGGTTACCCATAGCGCGGTGTGCCAGTGGGGAAATGTTATCCCTCAAAAACAGGCATTTGTTATTGAAAGAATCACAAATGGCAAGCTCAAGTACGACGCAAATCTCTACCTAAAGTCTACAGACCACGCCTCTTAACCGTAACTACAAACCGAATTTCAAAGGGGTAGGCATGAACCCGGAACAATTCATTAAAAACAATGTTGTTAAGGCGCTGCTGACTGATGGTTATTCAGCAGAACAGGCTGAACAGGGGGGGGTAGAGGCTATTTCCTACTATCGGCGCTCATCGAAGCCGACAACCAAACGCAGGAACATCTTTGATGACTGCCTGGACCAGGCCAGAACGATTCTCAAGTACGGCAAAAAGAAAGGCACCAGGAAAAAAGGGGCTCTGATTTAAATGACAAATCTTAAAGAAGTCGTAAAGGCGATGTGCAAAGCCTACCAAGGCGGTCGCGAAGCAATGGCTGGCGCGCTGGGGATGTCTGTCACCCAATTCAATAACAACCTCTACGAGAAGAACGGCTGTCGTTTCTTCGAAGTATCTGAGCTGGAAGCGATGGAAGACATTTCCAACACGTCGCTGCTGGCTGACTACTTCGCCCGCCGTCGCGGTGCTTTGCTGGTGGATGTGCCGCACCTGGAAGAGCTGGACCGCGTGGATTTGTTTAGCCGCGCAATGCGTACCTCGGCAGCCAGAGGGCAGGTGGATCAGATTATCGAACAGGCGCTTGAAGACGGGGTTATCGAAAGACATGAAGCAGAAGAAATCATGGTGCATCACCGCCGCCATCTGGCTGCGCGCGAAGAAGAGATCGCGGCAATTATCACGTTGTTTGCACGCAAAAAGAAGTGACGCCAGCGGGTTGCAGCCCCTGGCGTCGTGGCGTGTCGTTATCAGTGGAGATTACTAACGCATGAACAGTTTAACAACACAGTACCGCAGGTCGCAACTTATAGCGCGTCCGGTTCCTGGTGGAGCAGGTCCGGTGCAGTTCGTGTATGGGGTAAGAGTACCAGGCGGGTTTGAGCCTGTCTGCTACCAGTTTGCTCAGTGGGTGGTAGGGGACTTTAACGGTCAGGCGGGGAGCGTATGCGAGAACTTAACCGATGGTTCAGAGATCACTACGGTGTCCCGGTCCAGGTCATTCGCTGGGAGCCCCAGACACAACGCGTTATATACCTGCGCGAAAGGTACGAGCATGAGTGCTTCAGCCCCATCGAGCAGTTCAGAAGAAAATTCAGGGAAATAGAGGGGTCTTATGAGCCTGTTAATGCCATCAAGGCCGATAGTCATCAATCCTGACCTTGCGTACAGCATTGGCCTGAATGAAGCCATTGCGTTACAGCAGGTGAACTACTGGCTGAAGGAGACAACCTCCGGGCTGGAACGTGACGGTGTGCGTTGGATCTACAACACCACAGAGCAGTGGCTGGAGCAGTTCCCGTTCTGGTCAGAGTCCACACTGAAGCGCACATTCACCCGCCTGAAAAGCCTGGGCGTGCTCAAAATCGAGCAACTAAACAAGTCCCAGCGGGACATGACCAACTACTACACGATCAACTATGAGAGTGAGCTTTTAGATGAAGTCAAAGTGACTAAATCGAAGGGGTCAAAATGCGCTGTTCCATCAGGTCAAAATGACACGATGGAAGAGGTCAATGTGAAACGCTCCACCAGGTCAAAACGAACCGCTCTCATCGTGTCAAAACGACCTGATGATCCTACAGAGAATACAACAGAGATTACTACAGAGATTACAGGTAAAGACTCTTGTCCGGTTGCGGCGCAACCAGACGAGCCTGATCCAGCGTTTATCGTTCTGGATCATTTCAACCAGATGACTAACTCGAACTACGGGAAGAGCGGAAAGACCAAAACGACGCTTGGTTACATCCGAGGGCGGCTTTCGGAGGATTACAGCCCTGAAGACCTGATGCTGGTGGTTGATTACCTGACCGAGAAATGGGCCAAAGATCCGAAGATGAGCGATTACCTTCGCCCGAAAACGTTGTTTGCCCCTGAGAACTGCGTTGAGTATTTCGATAAGGCGAAAAAGTGGGGCGCTGCTGGCCGTCCTGCCTGGGCTAACGGGAAATGGGTTAACAACGACCAGGCGTTTAAATCGAGCTATGCGGAGGTTAATTACACGGTTCCAGTGGGGTTCCGCTCATGAGCAAACCCTTCCTGAAGTGGGCTGGTGGAAAATACACCCAACTGGCTGACCTGTTCCGGTTTATCCCGGAGGGCAAGCGACTGATAGAGCCGTTTGTGGGCGGTGGTTCCGTCTTCCTGAACAGCGACAAGCATGCGGATTTCCTGCTGGCTGACGTTAACCCGGACCTGATCAACCTGTATCAGATGCTGGCAGTTGTGCCGGATGCAGTCGAATGTCAGGCCCGTTGGATGTTTGAAAAAATGGCTAATCCAGAAGGCTATGAGCTCATCAAGAATGAATTTAATGCCCAGACTCTTGATGCAGCAGAGAGAGCCGCGGCGTTCCTGTACCTGAACCGCCATTGTTTCAATGGCCTGATGCGTTACAACCTGGCTCACCAGTTCAACGTCGGCTGGGGCAAATACAAGGCACCTTACTTCCCGTTCGATGAGATGAAGGCGTTCGCTGATATGGCTCATAACTGCGTATTCATGACCTCAGGATTTGGCCGGACCATTGACCTGGCCGGAGCGGGTGACGTGGTGTATTGCGATCCGCCTTATGAGCCGATGCCGGGAACTGCAGGATTTACCGCGTATGCCGCTGGTGGTTTTACCTGGGATGACCAGGTGTTACTGGCGAATCGCTGCGTAGCGGCCCACAAACGTGGCGCGCGGGTAGTTATTTCAAACTCATCGGCCCCGAAGGTTGTCGGCCTGTACCGGGAGCATGGTTTTAACCTGGAATTTATCAAAGCGCGTCGTTCGATCTCCTGCAGTGGCACCACGCGGGAAGTCGCTCGGGATGTCGTGGCAATCCTTTAAGGGGACTTCATGAAACTGACATTACCATTTCCACCAAGCGTAAACAGTTACTGGCGCGCTCCCAGCAAAGGACCGCTGAAGGGACGGCATATGGTTAGCGAGACTGGACGCAAGTTTCAGAAAGCAGCCAGAGCAGCAATCATCGAGCAGCTACGAGCCGTACCGCGACCATCAAGCGATTTGGCAGAGGTCCATATTGTTCTGTTCCCGCCGGATCAGCGCCGCCGTGATATCGACAACTACAACAAAGCGCTGTTCGATGCGCTGACACAAACCGGCGTCTGGGAGGACGACAGCCAGGTAAAACGCATGTTGGTTGAGTGGGGGCCGTTGACGAAGAAAGGGAAGGTTGAGATTACGATTAAGCGATTTGTTGCCCCGGCAGTTGCAGCTGCCTGACAAGTGGAGAGCGTATGAACTCATTGATGAACACTAATAATAACATCGTCAGAATGTCCAGCCGTGACATCGCTGATCTGGTTGAGTCCAGGCATGATGATGTTAAGCGGTCCATTGAGCGCCTGGCAGAGCGGGGTGCAATACAACTTCCGCCAATGGCGGATGTTAAAAATCACCTTAATCAGTCGGTCACTGTGTACATGGTCGGTAAGCGCGACAGTTACGTTGTTGTCGCTCAACTGTCCCCTGAATTTACCGCCCGGCTCGTTGACCGCTGGCAGGAACTTGAAGCGGCCAGTAATTCAGTGATACCTCAGTCATTCTCTGACGCGCTTCGACTGGCTGCTGACCTTGAAGAAGAAAAACAGCGTCTGGCACTGGAGCTGGCATCGGCGGCCCCAAAAGTGGAATTTGTAGACCGTTATTGCACTGCGAATGGTTCTCTCTCTTTTCGGCAGGTGGCAAAGCTACTGAAAGCCAAAGAGCCAGAGCTCCGTTTGTTCCTCATCGAGAGAGAAATAATGTACCGGCTGGGAGGTACGTTAACGCCTATGGCCCAACACATTGACGCTGGTCGATTTGAAGTGAAAACAGGGACGTCACAGGCATCAAACCATGCGTTTAGCCAGGCACGATTTACAGCCAAAGGTGTGCGCTGGATCGGTGGTCTGTGGACTGAATACAAGGCCGGAGGTCATGCAGCGTGAGAGCCTTGCTAACACCTGAAATAGCCCACCGTATGGGTGTGGTTCTTTTTCGGCCTGGTAGTGAACTGATGCCGCTGTTCAGACGCGGGCGGGTACTGATTGAACCAGAGCCAGAAAACTACTCAGAACACCCGACGGGAGCTATACCACCGGCAGGACAGCCCCTGGCTGATGACCCGTCGCTGTTAACTGTTTTTGAGAACCCGGAAGTTATCATTCGCGCTGGTGGTATCGGCGGCCTGGAGGCGGAGCTTGAGCGTAGTTTTAAATGCCAGTATCCACATGGAACCTGGCATAGCGAGAACTTCACGCTATTCCGTCATGAGCCTGGCAGCATCCGGCTGTGCTGGGCCTGCGATAATCTGGTTCGTGACCAGTACACCGAAACACTAGCGGGTATCGCGCGAGTAAACCTGGTATCCTGGATGATATCCGTTATCCGCTCACAACTGGGCTTCAACGAAGACCATACGCTGACTATTCCCGAGCTGTGCTGGTGGATGGTCATCAACGATTTGGCTCATGTGATACCGGAGGGACTGGCTCATAAAGCACTGCGTTTACCACCAGTTAAGCATCAGTCGGTGATGAAGGAGAGCGATTTAACTCCTGGGCCAGCAGCTGCTGAAGTAGTACAGAAAAAGATTCTGGCGCTGCGAGTGGATCCGGAAACACCTGAATCATTCATGCTGCGACCAAAGCGTCGCCGCTGGGTAAACGAAAACTGGACACGCTGGGTTAAGTCTCAGATTTGTGTCTGCTGTAACAAGCAGGCAGATGACCCGCACCACCTGATAGGCCACGGACAAGGCGGGATGGGAACAAAAGCGCACGACCTGTTTGTGTTGCCGCTTTGCAGAGCGCACCACGACGAGTTGCACGCTGACACCGTGGCATTTGAACAGAAATACGGCTCACAGCTGGAGCTGATATTTCGATTTTTGGATCGTTCGCTGGCAATTGGCGTGCTGGCGTAAGTGGAGACGCAAGATGATTAATCCCTCAGAAGTTGGCAAATCTGGCGAAATGATTCGCCTCCGTACTCTTGAAAGTATCTGGATACAGGGAAAGCTGCGCATGTGGGGCCGCTGGTCATATATTGGCGGCGGTAGCGGTGGCAACATGTTTAATCAGCTATTGGCTTCCGGGAAGATAACGAAGACTGCCATCAATGACGCTCTGCGCCGCATGAAGAAATCAGGCATTACCAAACCGGAGCTGGAAGCATTCTTAAAGGAAATTCTCAGTGGTAAAACTAAAAGCGGCCTGGCGTTTTGTACTGACGAGGAGGGATTGAAAATTGATTCAGTGCTGAGTGCTGAGCTTATGCGTTCCGGGAATAAAGGCCTGTATAAGATTATCAAGGATCGCTATGTCTATCGTATGAGCAAGAAGGCAATGGCGAAAGAGCTTAATGAAAAACATCCTGAATGGTGCCTGCGGACTTGTGAGAGCAGGGTCGACGTTTGGCTTAATCTTGCGGAATCGATGCTTTACGCACCAATGTGTGACGTGTTCGGCACAAATAGCGACAGATTTTACTTGAATAATTGCGCAGAAAGTGCTTGAATTGTGATAGGCTCGGGACGTTAAAGCGAACTGAGCAACAGTACAGCAAATCAAACTCTGCCTCGGCGGGGTTTTTTTATGTCTGTCGTAATTACCTCTTGCTGTCGTTTGTAACGAGAGTTATCAGTGTGTCATACCGAAAATATAAGGGGAAAGACATGCTAAATCAGCAGGATATGACGGAAAAGGCCCGTGCTGTTTTTAACACTTTAAGCAATGAGCCGGCCACGGTTGGGGAGATTGCACAGAATACGCACCTGTCGCGCGAATGCTGCCAGTTAATACTGACGCAACTAGTGATGGCTGGTTTATCAGAATCTGAGTTTGGATGTTATAAGCGCCCTCAATAATGAGGGCTTTCTGCTGTGAAAATGGGCGGCTGGTGGGTGTTGTAGCACCCGGCCAGCCATCAGCTCATGCTTTCAGGTCACAAGCTAACCACGGCCCACTGCTTTAGCGCAAAAGCAATGTGAGCCTACCAGAGTTACGCTTACTGATCTATGAAAAATACTGTAAAAATAAACAGTGTTGAGTTGGTCAACGCTGATAGCCTGCACTACATCTCCACCATTCCGGACAACTCCATTGATTTAATCGTTACGGACCCGCCGTACTTCAAGGTGAAACCGAACGGCTGGGACAACCAATGGAAAGGGGATAAGGACTACTTATGCTGGCTTGATAATTGTCTGGCTGAGTACGCACGAGTTCTCAAGCCTGCGGGAAGTATCTACCTGTTTTGTGGTCACCGTTTGGCCCCAGATATTGAGGTCATGATGCGGAACCGGTTCAATATTCTGAACCATATCATTTGGGCCAAACCGTGGGGCCGCTGGAACGGGTGCAACAAAGAAAGCCTACGTGCTTACTTCCCATCAACGGAACGGATTTTGTTTGCTGAGCATTATCTTGGTCCGTACACAGGGAAAGAAAACGATTATGAGAACAAAAGCGCCGAACTCAAACAGCATGTAATGACACCGCTGATTGAATACTTTCGCGAAGCGCGTAATGCGCTGGGCGTAACATCGAAAGAGATAGCAGAAGCGACCGGCAAGAAAAACATGGCCTCTCACTGGTTTGGGCTGAGCCAGTGGTCATTACCAAATGAAGTTGATTATCAGAAGCTGCAAACGTTATTCACACGCATAGCGATTGAAAAGCACCTCAAACAGAAGCTTGAACATCCGCATCATCAGTTGGTGGCTACATACCAATCATTAAACCGCAAATATTCAGAGTTGCTCGAAGAGTATAAGACGCTACGGCGTTACTTCTCCGTTTCCGCATCTGTGCCGTATACCGACGTATGGATGCATAAGCCTGTTCAGTTTTACCCAGGCAAGCACCCATGCGAAAAACCCGCTGACATGCTTAAGCAGATTATCAGCGCCAGCAGTAAGCCGGGTGACATCGTAGCCGACTTCTTTATGGGCTCTGGTTCTACAGTAAAAGCAGCAATGGAACTGGGTCGCCGCGCTATTGGTGTTGAACTCGAAACTGAACGCTTCATGCAGACAGTCAGCGAGATAGAAAAGATTAATAAAACATAATCGGTCACCACCTTCCCAACAGCTGTGGTGTCCACCCAATTCAGGCTTCGGGAATCACTCCTTACTTACCCTTTGATATAAGAGCCCGCTAGCCTGAACCCTTTCCAATACACACAGCGCCCCGTTAACTCGGAGGTGGAGACTATGAAAATGCCTGACAAAATCTTTTCGGCGGCCTCGTACTGCACGTCAGGCGGCCTTATCTGTACAGGTCTGGCACAAACCTATGACTGGTTTCACGGACTGGACTGGAATTTCATTGCGCTGGCAAGCGGCGTAATAATTGGCGCCGCGACTTATTTCACCAATCTCTACTTCAAACGCCGCTGGACGAAGATGTATCAGCAATCCCTTGACCGCGGATACGGTGGTCCACCTCCGCAGGATGACTAATATGGCTAACCTGAAAACAAAACTCAGCGCGGCCATGCTGGCGCTAATTGCCGCTGGTGCATCGGCGCCGGTGCTGTTTGATCAGTTCATCAGCGAGAAAGAAGGTAACGCGCTGGTGGCTGTTGTTGATCCTGGTGGTGTGTGGTCATTGTGCCACGGTGTAACGGTCATCAACGGCAAGCCCGTCATTAAGGGGCAAAGAGCAACTGAGGCGCAGTGTAAGCAGGTAAATGCAATCGAGCGGGACAAGGCGCTGGCGTGGGTAGACCGGAATATCAAGGTCCCTCTCACCGCGCCGCAAAAAGTAGGTATCGCGTCATTCTGCCCGTACAACATTGGGCCTGCCAAATGCTTCCCCTCAACGTTCTACAAACGAATTAATGCCGGTGATCGAAAAGGTGCGTGCGAAGCGATTCGTTGGTGGATTAAAGACGGTGGCCGCGATTGCCGGCTGACCAAAGGCCAAAAGAATGGCTGCTACGGGCAGGTTGAGCGGCGTGACCAGGAAAGCGCGCTGACGTGTTGGGGGATAGACCAGTGAGTGCAAAATACATAAAACCCGTGATTGCGGTTGTGATGCTGGCCGGAGCCTTTATTGCTGGCTATGTCTGGAACGGTCGTGCATGGGAAAAGCAGTGGGCGGAACGTGATACCGCCGAATCGGCTCAAGAAGTAAATGCGCAAACTGCCGCCAGGATGATTGAACACGGGCGCCTGATAGCCCGAGATGAGGCCGTAAAAGATGCTCAATCCCAAACAGCTGCAGCGCGTGCTGCTGCCGATAATCTCACTGGTACTGTTAAGCAACTGCGCCAGCAGGCAAACACCCTTGCAATCCGCCTGGACGCCGCAAAGCACACCGCAAATCTTGCCGCTACCGTCAGAAGCAAAACAACCGGTGCCACCGCCGGAATGCTCGCCGACATGCTTGGAGACCTTGCAGAAGAAGCTAGACGTTATGCTGCAATCGCTGACGAACGCTACACATCAGGAATGACCTGTGAGCGGGTTTACGAATCCGTAAGGTCTTCTAACCCCGCTAAGGGATAATTTCATCGCAATCCCCACAAGGGGATAACAGAGGTAAGAAATGGCAGAAATCACCGCAGCAGAACAGATTCGACTGAACCTACTTTCAACCCTGAACTATGACACTGCAGCAGCAAAATAGGCGATTGCGTTCGTTCAGGATAGCCAACTCAAATATCAGCTGTTTATCCAACAGTACAGCCGTGTGACAACAGAATCCGAAGTGGTGGCAAGAACCATCAAAGCGGTTCAGGAATCGACCGAAGCGCTGGCGCTGTTTGATACCGCTGCTGAGCAGTCCAGCTAAGGCATTACAGCAGGCATTCACTGAGTGCCTGTGATAATGCTCCTCATAACATGAAGGTAAAAACCATGAAATACCAGATTGCGAAGCTTTATCGAGGGGATGAATTCCGAGGATACGCTATTGCTGTTGACGGTCAGTTACTTGATGGGCAGGTATCAACCATCATCAACACTGATCCCGGCAGCATCCCAACGGCCACAGTCGTTTTTAACCTGGATAGTAATCACGCCGAAAACCAAATTACTATTAATTTGGAACGAGGTGTCCAAATTCAGATAAATGGCAGCCCCGCAGATTCAACAGTCGAGGCTATCAAAAAGGCCGCTGCTGAAGGCGCTAAGCGTGGTTATCGGGAAACGGCTAACGCCTTCATGGGAAGGAAATAAACATGCCTGCATTAATTCCCCGCGCCTGCCGTAAGCGTGGATGCCCTGGCACCACCACTGATCGTTCGGGATATTGCGAGAAGCATCGCAATGAGGGATGGCAGCAGCATCAGCAAGGTAAGAGCAGGCACGAGCGCGGCTATGGCAGCCAGTGGGATGTCAGACGTGCGCGCATCCTGAAGCGTGACAATCATCTGTGTCAGAACTGCCTACGCCGTGGGCTTGCTGTCCCTGCAACAACCGTTGACCACATCAAGGCCAAGGCGCATGGGGGTACCGATGATGATTCGAACCTCGAAAGCCTGTGCTGGCCCTGTCACCGTCACAAGACCGCCACGGAGAGAATGCGATGAGTTACACGCGCTGCACCTATTGCGGCTCACAGATGCACACTGTCGCCAATTGCCCTAAGACGTGGGGTGGTTCCTCGCGACGTGCAAACCTGCGCTGCGGCTACTGCGGTCAGTCAGGGCACAACTCTAGCGCCTGCCCGCACAATGCGACCGCCGGGCGTCGGCGTACCCTGAATGATGACTTCCATCTCGATTAGTTGCATTTGAAATGATTTTAAATGAAATCAAATGTTGCAAATGAGAATGAATGTCAAATAGGCCGGGGGGGGGGGATCAAATCCCTACGGGCGACCGCCCAAAGGACCGCCGCCTAACCTTTTTTCACACCGCCGCAGGTTAGAAAACTTTTTTTTGGGGTCCCCCATCCGATGATTAATAGGAGTTTTCGATTATGCCTGGACCACCGAAAACCCCGACACATCTGGCATTAGTGAAGGGGAACCCATCCAAACGCCCGATCAATAAGAACGAGCCAAAACCCCCGTCAGGGGTCCCCCCAATACCGAAACATTTCGATAAGCAGGGTAAATACTGGTTCAAGCGTATTGGTGATGAACTTGATGCCGTCGGCGTGTTGACCACGCTGGATGCTAAAGCGCTGGAGTTGTTGATAGAAGCCTATGTTGAATACCGGCACCACTGCGACACGCTTGATCGGGAAGGTTACACCTATGCCGTCTACAGCGAAGAAGATTCCGACGAAGGAGGGGAGCGGGAAATCAGAATGATAAAACCGCACCCCGCAGCAGTCATGAAGGCTGATGCATGGAAACGAATCAGAGCGATGCTGAGTGAATTTGGCATGACACCTGCCAGCCGATCAAAGGTTGGTGCAAAAGGCCCGGCAGAAGCCGACCCACTGGAAGAATTTCTTAAAAAGCGCAAATGATGAATGGCAACCGTTGCAGATGGATTCCGCTACGCCGAGCGCGTGGTATCCGGCGATATCGTTGCTGGCGAACTGGTGCGTCTGGCGTGCCAGCGGTTCTTTCATGATTTAGAGCACGGCCCAGGGCGCGGTGTTTATTTTGATGAAGACCGCGCTCAGCACGTTCTCGATTTTTATAACTTTGTCCCTCATGTTAAGGGGCATTTGACCGGCAAGCCGATCGAGTTAATGGGCTGGCACACCTTCATCCTGATTAACCTTTTCGGTTTTGTCGTCCCGCTGATAGACGAATTAACGTTTGAAAGTATTCTTGACGACGATGGCGACCCTATGTTTGTGCGTCGCTTTCGTACCGCATATGACGAAGTAGCGCGTAAAAATGCCAAATCAACGCTTTCGTCTGGTATCGGGCTTTATATGACTGGCGCAGACGGTGAGGGTGGTTCTGAAGTTTATTCCGCTGCAACAACCCGAGATCAGGCCCGCATCGTGTTTGATGATGCAAAGCGCATGATTAAGCTGGCGCCGAAAACTTTGGGGCGGCTGTTTGGCAGCAACAAGCTGAACATTCACCAGGAACGAACAGGCTCAAAATTTGAACCTGTCGCCAGTGATGCGAATAACCTCGATGGCCTGAATATTCACTGCGGGATCGTTGATGAACTGCACGCACATAAAACCCGTGACGTCTGGGAAGTTCTGGAAACAGCAACTGGCGCCCGCCTGCAGTCCCTTATTTTTGCAATTACTACCGCGGGTTTTAATAAAGAAGGTATTTGTTACGAGCAGCGGGATTACGCGATTAAGGTTCTGAAAAACTTCGATAACCCGGACCCGCTATCGATTAAGGATGACAGCTATTTTGCCCTGATTTACACCCTGGATGAGGGTGATGATCCTTTCGACGAGGCTAACTGGCCGAAAGCAAATCCAGGTCTGGGCGTTTGTAAGCGATGGGACGATATGCGCCGCCTGGCTAAAAAGGCGAAAGAGCAGGTTGCGGCGCGGGTCGGCTTTTTTACCAAGCATCTCAATATCTGGGTACAGGGTGAAAAAGCGTGGATGGATATGTCGCGCTGGGAAAAATGCCGTGACGTCTGGGAATATGCCACGTCGGCCAGCTGGTCAATGTGGCTGGGCGTTGACCTTTCCAACAAAATTGATATTTCAGCTGCGGTTAAAGTCTGGCTCGCTCCAAATGGTGATGTTTATGTCCGCTCCCGATTCTGGATACCTGAAGGGCGACTGGAAGCCTGTTCTAAGCAGCAGGCTGACCTTTACAGAAAATGGAATCTGGCCGGTTTCCTTGAATTTACCGATGGTGATGTCGTTGACCATGCAGTAATTAAAGAAGAAACGATCGAATGGGCGCGCGGCGACTCGCTGAACGAGTTTGCATACGACCCGTGGAGTGCCACTCAGTTTGCGCTATCGGTAGCAGCCGAAGGGGTACCGATTGTTGAAGTCCCTCAGACGGTAAAAAACTTGTCTGAAGCGATGAAGGAAGTCGAGGCGAAAATTTACGCCGGGCGTTTTCATCACGACGGTAACCCGGTAATGACCTGGATGATGTCAAACGTCACCGTCAAACCAGACAAAAACGAGAATATTTTCCCCAACAAGGCCACGCCTGAAAACAAAATTGACGGACCTGTCGCGATGTTTATTGCGATGAGTCGCTTGCTTGTTAACGGTGGTGGTGAAGTTGATTTCCTGTCCACTATCGACCCTGACGAAGACCTTTTACTTCTATGAAAACTCTAATCACCGATGCTATCGGGCTTACCGGGTTTGGTTCGCTCGCTGCTGGCGTATATCTACAGTTCGGGCTGGCGCCGTCTCTGATGATGTCCGGTAGCCTGCTGCTGCTTTATGCGCTGGTGGCGGCAATGAGGGGGAAAAATGCTGCTTGATGCCCTGTTCCGTAGTGAACCACTGGAAAACCCCGCCACGCCGCTCACGGGTGAATCGGCAGAAACCGATAACATATTTGCGCGCGATGTGTTTGTCAGCCCGGAAACAGCGATGAAGCTGGCCGCTGTGTATGCCTGTATTTACGTTATTTCGTCAAATATCGCTCAGATGCCGCTGCATGTTATGCGGAAAACCAATAACAAGGTTGAAGCTGCACGCGATCACGGTGTGTTTTACCTGCTTCACGATGAACCGAACATGTGGCAGACCAGCTATAAATGGCGCGAGTTAAAGCAGCGTCACATTCTTGGCTGGGGTAATGGTTACACCTGGGTGAAGCGTTCCCGTCGCGGGGAGGTTTCCGGGCTGGAATGCTGCATGCCGTGGGAAACGACGTTGCTTAACACGGGCGGCCGCTACACCTATGGCGTTTACAACGAAGAGGGAGCGTTTGCCGTCAACCCCGACGATATGGTGCATATTCGGGCACTGGGAAATAACCAAAAAATGGGCCTTAGCCCGATTATGCAGCATGCTGAGACAATCGGTATGGGTATGAGCGGGCAGGCTTATACCAGTTCATTCTTCAACGGCAATGCGCGACCCGCAGGCATTATTTCTGTGAAAAACCAGCTGAACGAAGAAAGTTGGGCGCGATTAAAAAGCATGTGGCAAAAAGCTACAGCAGCTTTGCGCAGTCAGGAGAATAAAACGATGCTTCTCCCGGCAGAGTTAGATTATAAAGCACTCACCGTTTCCCCTGTCGATGCCCAGATCATTGATATGTCGAAACTGAACCGCTCAATGATTGCCGGAATATTCAACGTTCCAGCACACATGATTAACGATCTCGAAAAAGCCACGTTCTCAAACATTACGCAGCAGGCCATTCAGTTTGTCCGCTACACAATCATGCCGTGGGTGACGAACTGGGAGCAGGAGCTTAACCGCCGCCTTTTTACCCGCGCTGAACTGGCCGCCGGATATTACGTCCGATTCAACCTGACTGGCTTACTTCGGGGAACCCCGCAGGAGCGCGCGCAGTTCTACCACTTCGCGATCACTGACGGCTGGATGAGCCGCAATGAGGCGCGGGCCTTTGAAGATATGAACCCGGTAGATGGCCTGGATGAAATGCTGGTGAGTGTGAACGCGGCTAACCCGGCAGACGATTTTAAGGCACCTAAAACCGACGAGGAAAAACCCAATGAATGACCGTGAAACGCGCTGTTATAGCGGGGAGGTTCGCGCCGAGCAACGCACCGATGAACCGACTCGTATTCTGGGTTACGGTTCGGTGTTTAACAGTCGCTCTGAACCTCTCTGGGGGTTCCGCGAAATCATCAAGCCCGGAGCATTTGACGATGTGCTGAATGATGATGTTCGAGGGCTGTTTAACCATGACCCTAATTTTATTCTCGGCCGCAGCGCTTCCGGGACATTGTCGCTGTCTGTCGATGAACGCGGACTGCGCTATGACATCACCGCGCCGGATACGCAGACTATCCGCGATCTGGTGCTGGCCCCGATGCTGCGCGGTGATATTAACCAGTCGTCCTTTGCCTTTCGGGTCTCCCATGATGGTGAGAACTGGTACCAAGACGATGAAGGGATTGTTATTCGTGAAATATCGAAGTTTTCCCGGCTGTTTGATGTCAGCCCAGTGACCTATCCCGCATATCAGGAGGCCGATTCAGGCGTCCGATCAATGAAAGCCTGGCAGGAGGCGCGCAACAGCGGTGCGCTACATAACGCCATTAATCAACGAATGGCGCGCGAGCGCCTGCTAACCCTTCTTAACGCGTAAGGAAAAACCATGAAACTGCATGAAATGAAGCAAAAACGTAATACCATTGCCAGCGATATGCGCGCACTGCATGAAAGAATTGGCGATACGGCCTGGACTGACGAGCAGCGCACCCAATGGCAGGCAGCTAAAACTGAGCTTGACGGGTTGGATGAGCGAATTGCTCGTGAAGAAGAGCTCCGTCGCCAGGATCAGAACTACATTGACGAAAATGAACCGGATCAGCGCCAACAGCAAAACCAGAATCAGGGGACACCAGAAGCTCAGGCCGAAGGGCGTCGCGCACTGGCTTTTGATAAATATTTACGGCAGGGTTTTTCTGAATTGTCAGCAGAAGAGCGTCAGGCGGTAAAAGAGCATCGTGCTCAGGGGGTATCACCTGACGAGAAAGGTGGGTATACCGTCCCAACGCAAATGCTCAACAAAATTGTTGATGCGATGAAAGCATACGGTGGTATTGCCAGCGTTGCCCAAATCCTGAATACGTCTAACGGGCAGGATATTACCTGGTCAACTTCTGATGGGACCTCAGAAGAAGGGGAACTTCTGGCCGAAAACTCGGCTGCTTCTGAAGGTGATGTAACCTTTGGTACAGCTGTACTTGGGGCCAAAAAACTTTCTTCAAAAATCATCCGCGTGTCCAACGAACTGTTGCAGGATAGCGGAGTGGATATTGAAGCCTACCTCGCTGGTCGAATTGCCCAACGCATTGGCCGTGGTGAGGCAAAATATCTGATTCAGGGAACGGGGGCTGGTACGCCTACTCAGCCCAAGGGGCTGGCAGCATCTGTAACCGGCACAGTGAATACTGCATCGGCAACCGCGTTTACCTGGAAAGAGATGAATGCGTTGCGCCATGCTGTCGATCCGGCCTATCGCACCGCTCCGCAGATTCGCTGGGCTTTTAACGATAAAACCCTTCAGGTAGTGGAAGAGATGGAGGACAACCAGGGGCGTCCTCTTTGGTTACCTTCTATTATCGGTGGTGCCCCTGCTACCGTTCTGAACGTTCCCTATGTTGTGGATCAGGGAATCGCAGACCTCGGCGCCGGAAATAAATTTATCTATTTCGGTGATTTTAACCGCTTCATCGTGCGCCGCGTGACTTACATGACACTGAAACGGCTGGTGGAACGTTACGCGGAGTATGATCAGACAGCATTCCTCGCATTCCATCGCTTTGATTGCGTACTGGAAGACACGGCAGCTATCAAAGCGCTGGTTGGTAAACCTGCCGCTTAATCTGGCTTGATGTTTTGATCCCAATAATACCGCTGACGCGGTTTTTTTATGCCCGCAGTTCGCCGCGGGCAAGGAAAAAATGATGGGTACAACTATTGAAAAGCTAAGGGCTCAGTGTCGGATTGATGCTGACGATGAAACGGAAGATGAATTACTGCTGCTTCAATATGGAGCAGCACGCCGCCGAGCGGAGAACTTCATTAACCGTAAATTGTATGAAGATGCTGTGCCTGATACTGATCCCGATGGGTTAAAGATTGCCGACGATATTCTGCTGGCGTTGATGCTACTGGTCGGGCACTGGTTCAACAGCAGGGAAGAGGCATCCGACGTTAATAAAATGAGCATTCCTTTCGGTTTTACTTCTCTTCTTGAGCCCTATCGATTTATTCCGCTCTGAGGTTATTTATGGCTTGTGAAGGGTGTCGCCGTCGGCGTGAATGGTTAAAAAAGTGGACGAAAATTGCCTATGAACGAGCAACAGGTAAACGCGCTGATAGCAGCGCTGAACGAACAAACAGCAGCACAGAGAGAGCAGACCGAAGCGATAAACCGTCTGGCTGAATCTAACATGGCTCTGTGTGATGTGATTATTCAGTCTCTGGCCGGTGAAGAGGATGTGCAGGCAGAGCCGAAAACATATCTCAGCGGGAAACCCGTAAGGCAGGGCTAAATGCAGGCCGGGAAATTGCGTCACAGGGTTACCCTTCAGGAGCCGGTAAAAGAACAGAATCCGATAACGGGAGCCGTGATTAATACCTGGCGGGATATCGCAACTATCTGGGCTGAGGTCGCCGCCTTATCCGCGCGTGAGTTTATCGTGGCCCAGGCATCTCAGGGTGAGGTTACCACACGGATAACGATTCGTTACCGTGAGGGCGTTACCCGGAAACATCGGATTCTATTTCGTGGTCGCGTATACAACATCGAGGGCGTTTTACCTGACCCCCGGAGCGGCAGGGAATACCTGACACTGCCTTGTTCAGAGGGGGCTAACGATGGCTGATGGCGTAGAAGTAAACCTGACTGGCCTCGATTCCGTCCTGGGGAAACTGGATGCCGTCTCACAGGTCACTCGCGATAAATCCGGTCGTGCAGCGCTGCGTAAAGCGGCAAACGTCATCAGGGACAGAGCACGCAATAATGCCGCGCGGGTTGATGATCCTCTCACTAAAGAGGCTATCTACAAAAACATTGTGGTCAGCTTCAGCAGCAAGGCGTTTCGCAGAACCGGCGATCCTACGTTTCGTGTCGGGGTGATGGGCGGCGCCAGGCAATACGCCAATACAAAGGCCAACGTCCGAAAAGGCAGGGTGGGTAAAAGTTATAAAACTGCCGGAGATAAAGGTAATCCCGGCGGGGATACCTGGTACTGGCGATTCCTGGAGTTAGGCACAGAGCACGCAGCAGCAAAGCCTATTTTGCGACCGGCGATCAATGGTGTTGATACCGACGTAATTAATATTTTCGCTGCGGAGCTGGAAAAGTCCATTGATCGCGCTGTGCGACGGGCGGTTAAAAAAGGAACTTCGGTATGATTGCCCCAATTTTTACGACCTGCGCCGCCAGCCAGGCGGTAAAGGATTTACTCGGTACTAATCCCGTTAGGCTCTACCCCTTCGGAATGCAGGACGACAACATAGTTTATCCCTACGCGGTCTGGCAAAACATCGGTGGTTCCCCTGAGAATTACCTTAACCAGCGGCCAGATGCAGATCACTATTCTCTGCAGGTTGATGTCTATGGTGATACTGACACCGATGTGATCGCCGTTTCCCGCGCTTTGCGTGACGCAATAGAGGGCAAGGCCTATATCACCAGATGGGGTGAACAAAGCCGCGATCCTGAAACAATGCGATACCGCTATTCCTTCGATGTTGACTGGATAACGACCAGATAACCAACAACCCCAAACTGACCCGCCTTGTGCGGGTTTTTCTTTTATGGAGACAAAACATGTCTGTATTAACGCAAGGCACGCAGTTTTTTGTGCTCAAGTCTGGCGTGGTCAGCGAGGTTGAATGCATCACCAGTTTCAACCCCGGCGGGAACCCTGCCGATCAGATTGAAGATACCTGTCTGAGTGAGCGGGATTCCAGAACCTACAAAAAGGGACTTAAAACGCCTGCGGCCGCAACCGTCGGGCTTAACGCTGATCCGACGAACGCAAGCCACATTATGTTGCATGGCCTCGCTGAAGCGAATGACCAGACGCCGTTAACTTTTGCGGTTGGCTGGTCAGATGGAACCAGTGTCCCGACAGCCGCCGCTCCTGCTGCTGAGGATGCTGTTGATGGCCTGGTACTGCCATCGGATCGCACCTGGTTCATTTTCCAGGGTTACGTTTCCGATTTCCCGTTTGATTTCCAGGGTAACGCTGTTGTGACGACCTCCGCCACGATCCAGCGGTCTGGCTCTTCCGTATGGGTGCCCAAGGCAGCAGCGTAATTAATATGCCCGGTTATCCGGGCTTTTCTATTCAGGAGCTGAAATGCAACTTACTCTCGATACGTTAAAAGAAACCGGTGCTTTTACCGGGCGTCCCGTGGAAAAAGAAATTAAGTGGAAAGGCCGTGACGGGAAAGAGCATATCGCAACCGTCTATGTGCGCCCGATGGGCTACCACACCACTAAAGCTGAACTGCTGGCGTACAACGGGAAATCGGACCCGATTGCTGAGCGCATTGCGGCGCATATTTGCGATCAGGACGGCGCCCCAGTGTTTACCGCGGCTGACATTCTTGGAACTGCTACCCCGGAGCGTGGGGCGCTGGACGGCCCGATCGTTATGGCCCTGCTGGCTGCAATTCATGATGTAAACGAACTGGGAAAGACTACGAGCTAACCGGCGAGGATGAATTCTGGTGCGAACTGGTGATGAACGGCATCGGTGGCCGCACCATCGCAGAGGCTCAGGAGCGGATGAGTCGCAGGGAATTTCTGGTTTGGCTCAAGTACCGTGAGAAGTACGGACCGCTCAATATCATGATGCGTACCGAGTGGGGGGCGTCGCTGGTGGCTTCTGTTCTGGCTAACATCAATAAGGCAAAGAACACGCCTCCGTTCAAGGTTAGTGACTTTGCACCGCACATCAACGAAGCGCCATTATCTCTGGAAGAAGCTATGAAAAATTGGCATTGATATGATTTATTTGGTTATATTCTCTATGGAATGATTATATTGATACCGAGGGAATTATGATAAAGAAATCAGCTGTTGTTTTTACTGTAATACTTTTAGGTGGCTGCGTTAGTGCGCCAGATAAGACGGAGTTAAGTCGGGCAGATTATGGTAAGTTACCTGAGAATTATCAGGAAATAATTAAAGGTAGTATGTCGGCGCACCTTAAAGACCCTTATTCTGCACGATATGATTTCAATGAGCCTTTCAAGGGGTGGTGCAAGTCAGGATTTACAACTTATTATGGATGGTTAGTTCCTTTTACTCTTAACGCTAAAAACAGTTATGGCGGTTATGTCGGTAATAAGTCATACCTTTATCTGGTGAATAAAAATAATGCCATTGACTATACGGCCTCCTTCCAGGTGGGAGGGTGCGGGAAAAGTTAGATTAGTGAATGAAAATAAACCTCGCTTCGGCGGGGTTTTTTATTGCCCGGAGAAAATTAAATGGCTGGCAAGTCCCTTGGTACTTTAACAATTGATCTAATAGCAAAGGTCGGCGGATTTGTTCAAGGAATGGATAAAGCTGAAAGGGCATCCCAAAAATGGCGTGACCAGGTAAAAAAAGACGCCAAGGAAATAAGCACCTCAATTATTGCTATTGGAGCAGCTGCGGCAACTGCCGCCGTCGGGATTGGCGCTGCTGGGCTGGCAATTGTAAAAAATACAGCGCAGCAAGTGACCGAGGCAGATCGCTGGGCTAAGTCATTAAAAATGTCCACCCAGGACTTGCTATCCTGGCAATACGCAGCTGAACAGGCAGGTTTAACCGGCGATAACATAGCCGATATTTTCAAAGACATTAATGATAAAGTCGGCGATGCGGTCCTGAACAAATCAGGTGAGGCTGCGCAGGCTTTGGACACGCTCGGGCTTTCAGCTCAGAAGCTGGCCCAGCAATCCCCTGATAAACAGTTGCTGGCTATTAGTTCGGCATTACAGAAAATACCCACTCAGGCTGGGAAAACCAACATCCTTGAAAGCTTAGGGAATGACCTGTCAAAAATGCTTCCGTTGTTTGACAACAACAACGAAAAGCTAAAACAGTTTCTTCAGTTATCAAAGGATTTTGGCGTAGCTCCGCCGCAGGAAGATATTGATAACTTAGTTAAAGTTAATCAATTTTTTCAGGATATAGAGACAAGCGCCCGTGGCTTAAAAATGGAAATTGCGTCTGGCCTGGCAAAAGTAGATTTATCACCTCTACAGGACGGGCTTGATAGTATCCATGATGTTTTCACTGACCCTGCTATCCTACAGGGCCTGTCCGACCTGGTAGGTGAAGCGATCAGTTTAGCCGGTGTTGTAGGTCGTATTGCTGGTGGGCTTGGAGCTATTGCCTCTTACACCCGCTCTAGGGTCGGTGCGGTATCAGGGAACTATGATTCAGCTGACGAAAAAGATATTGAGCAACGCATCAAGTTCCTCAATAAAAGAGGGAATCAAAGTAAAGAACAAAAAGATGAGTTAGATTTTTTAAATAAACGCCTTCAGTTCCTTCGAGCCATCAAATCCAGTTTAACCCCAGAGGAAGTAGAGAAAGGAGCTAATGGGTTAACTTCGCTTCTCTCTGATATTGGAATACAACCGCCAAAAGGTGACGATTACAAACTGGGGAAAGGGGAATCAAATCAGAAGGTAACTACAAAAAGCAACCCAACTGAAAATGCTTTTAAAAGCCGCCTTCTTGATTTACAAAAACAAGCTGCTCTCATTGAAACTACTGGCAAAAAAACTGCAGAAGTTACAGAGCTTGAAAAAGTAAATTTTGATATAACAAGTGGTAACCTAAAGAAATTATCAGAAGCGCAAAAAAACCAACTTCGAGATGCGGCTAAGTTCCTAGACTCCAAGAAGGAAGAGTTACGCCTTAATCAGGAAAACGCGAAAGTAGCTGAGTACGTATCAGGCCTTGAAAGACAGAATAAATTAATTAAGCAGGGATATGATAGTGAATTTATTGGGCGTTATTCTGGCGATCGAGAGCGTAGCCGGATGCAAGAACGCAACAGTATTCAGCAGGAGTATGAGGGGAGTCGCGATGATTTATTAAAGCAATACCAATCCGGAGATATTTCTAAAAGTCTTTATGACGCTGAAACTGAAGCTTTGCAGGATGCACTGAATAAGAGGCTAGAAATTCAAAATGATTATTATAAACAACAGGATGAATTACAGAATGATTACAGTGCTGGGTTAATTTCTGGTTTTGCTACACAGGCTACTGCTGCGATGGATTTGTACTCCACAATGCAGCAGGTTGGGGCGCAAACATTCAGCAGCATGACCGACATGATTATAGCTTGGGCAGAAACTGGAAAGTTGAACGCTCAAGATTTTGCAGCGACCTTTATACAGTCTGTAGGTGCGGCAATGCTGCAATATGCCGCTGCTCAGGTAGCAATGGCGGCACTTAATGCCTTCACGCAATGGATAGGTGTTCCTTACGTTGGCCCGGCGGTGGCTCCGGCTCAAGCAATTGCAGCAGCTGCAGCAGCTGGCGTGTTCATGACTGCTATCGGATCGGCACTTCATGGACAGGCTCACGACGGTATCGACTCTGTACCCGAAACTGGAACCTGGCTCCTGCAGAAAGGTGAGCGCGTTACGACAGCTAAAACCAGCGCCAAACTTGACGCCACTCTGGATCGAGTTGCAAATCAGTCAACAGGCGGCGGCGCGATTTATTCGCCCACAATCAATATCCCCATAAATGGTAACCCTTCCGATGCAACTTTGGCGCTGGTCCGTAAAGCTGCAGATGAGGGGGCAGAAAGGGGATACCGGAAGGCGGTTAATTCAGTCGCAAGCGGTCAGGGTGATTTGCATAAGGCCTTGATGGGTAAAACTACCTCGGGGAGGAAAATTAGCTGATGGCAATTTCAACTAATCTCAATTACCCGAAGGATTATCTCCCTTGCCCATTGAAGGAGAACTTTGGTCTTAAAGCGACTTCTCCGCTAAAAAGTACAGCGATGGTTACCGGCAGGCGGCGACAAAGGCGAGCTTATACTTCGGTTCCTTCTCAAACGCCAGTTTCATGGATCTTTACTGATGGTCAGGCACAGCTTTTCGAAGCCTGGTACCGAGACATCATTACCGATGGGGCTGACTGGTTCAACATGCCGCTCCTTACCCCTTTAGGTGCGCAAGATTATGTCTGTAGGTTTGTCGATATATACGAGGGACCGACACCAGAGGGCGGTAAATACTGGCGATATAGTGCAACGCTGGAATTATGGGAGCGTCCAATCCTTCCGCCTGGCTGGGCCGAGTTCCCTGACTTCATTGTGAACAGCGATATTCTTGATCTTGCAGTTAACAGGGAGTGGCCTGAAGCATGACAATTCTCAACCGTCTCTATGCCAGCTGCGGGCCTGAAGTCATTATTGAAACGCTGCAG